ATGTCGAATGGGCCCTGGACAGATGAAGAAAACGATCTGATCGTCGCAGATTACTTTGCGATGTTGGCCGATGACGTTGCTGGGCACCGCTATAACAAGGCTGAGCATCGACGGGCGCTTATGCCATTGTTGAAAGATCGGTCCGAGGGATCGGTCGAGTTCAAACATCAGAACATCAGCGCCGTGCTGAAGGGGCTCGGTGAGGACTGGATCCCGGGCTACAAGCCAGCGTTCAATTTCCAGATGACACTGGTTGATGCCGTGGCGCGCTGGCTGGCGCTGAACCCGGCGTGGCTCGGCCGCCGTTCGGGTGCAGGAGCGCCGACCGGCCTGGCCGAAGCCGCGCCAATCTGGATCGGGCCGCCGCCCACGTTGTCGAACCAGCCGCCGCCGCAGGAGCTGGAGCAGATGCTGCACATCGCCCAAAAATTCGATGTCGCAGCGAGAGACGAGCGAAACCGCACCCTCGGCCGTGCCGGTGAGGAACGCGTGCTGGCGCACGAACGTGCAGCCCTGAAATCAGCGGGTCGCGACGACCTCGCGCGCAAGGTCAGGTGGGTGTCGGAGGAGGATGGCGATGGTGCCGGCTACGATATAGCCAGCTTCGCGACGGATGGCCGCCCGCGCCTGATCGAGGTGAAAACGACGAATGGCTGGGAACGCACGCCTTTCCACATCAGCCGGAATGAACTGGCCGTCGCCGAGGAGCGGCGTTCGGAATGGTCCCTGTTTCGGCTCTGGAATTTCGCACGTGAGCCGAAGGCGTTCGAGCTGCACCCGCCGCTGGACGCGCATGTCTCGCTGACGGCAACGTCCTTTCAGGCGAGTTTTCATTGAAGGTCAGCGAAACGTTCGCTCAGCCTGTTTTTGCCAAGCATCCCCCGCCAGAAAGCACAGATCGTAGAGGCTGACCGCCGACGTCTCCCGACCGCAGGTCAGGCGTTTAAGAACCTCGGGTGCAAGATAGGCGAGGCGTAATTGGCGGCTGACATGGCGTTCGGCCAGACCGACGGCTTCGGCCAGTTCCTGAATTGTGGCGAACTCGCCTGCTTCCATGCGACGACGCCAGCTCCATGCGCGGCCGATGGCACGCAGGATGTGGGGATCCTGCGCTTGATCCGCGCTCGGGCCATGGTCGGCGGGAGGCAGGATCTTCGGTCGCCCGTTTTTCTTGCGTACCTTGAGAGGGATCAGAATGCGGATGGTGTCATTGGAATTGGTCATTCGGCGGCCTCTATCTCGCGCGGGGCGAACATCTCGCGGATGACCCCGGCGATGCCCTCGCGCCGGATATCGACCTCGAGCCCGGCGGCCGTTACCGTGATGCGCCGAACAAGTAGTTGAACAATTCGGGCTTGCTCGGCGGGGAAGAGTTGGGTCCAGAGGGTGTCGAACTCGTGGAGCGCGCCCAAGGCGTCGGCTTCGGAGATATTGGCGGTGATGGCTTTCAGCGCCGACAACACCTGCGTTACGACCTCTGGCGTTTGCAGGATCCGGCGGATTTCGGTCATCACTGCCTCCTCGACCATCCCAGCGGCCAGCCGCGTGGGCGCGGTCTCGTCGCCGGTATCTTTGTTCCGGATCACGTCCATGGACACATAGTAGCGGTAAAGTTTTGGGCCTTTCTTCGTGGTGGTGGGCGTCATGGCCGCACCGGTTTCGGAGAATATTAACCCCTTGAGCAGCGCCGGTGTCTGCGCGCGGGTGTTGTTGGCGCGTTTTCGGGGACTCTCTTGCAGGATGGCGTGGGCGCGATCCCAGAGGGCCTCGTCGATGATGGCATCGTGCTCGCCGGGATAGGATTTTCCCTTGTGGACGGCTTCACCGCGATAAACGCGGTTCTTGAGCAGCCGGTACAGATAGCCCTTGTCGATCAGCGTGCCTTGTTTGTTACGGGCCCCTTTGCGACGGAGCTCTCGCGCCAGCATGCTGGCGGATCCAAGTTCGACAAAGCGCTCAAACATCTGCCGCACCTGCGCGGCCTCGGTGTCGTTCACGATGAGCTTGCGGTCGACGACATCGTATCCGAGGGGGACGTAGCCCCCCATCCACATGCCCTTCTTCCGGGAGGCGGCGACCTTGTCGCGGATCCGCTCGGCTGTGACCTCACGCTCGAACTGAGCAAAACTGAGCAGGATGTTCAGTGTCAGCCGCCCCATGGACGTTGTCGTGTTGAAGGACTGGGTCACTGACACGAAGGTAACGCCATGCCGGTCGAAAAGCTCGACCAGCTTCGAAAAATCCATCAGCGCACGGCTGAGGCGGTCGATCTTGTAGACCACGATCACATCAACGAGACCGTCCGCGACGTCGGCGATCAGCTGTTTCAACGCAGGGCGGTCCAGTGTGCCGCCGGAGAACCCGCCGTCGTCGTAACGCTCGCGCAGACAGGCCCAGCCCTCGGAGCGCTGGCTTGCGATATAGGCCTGGCAGGCCTCGCGCTGCGCATCGAGGCTGTTGAACTCCATGTCGAGCCCTTCCTCGGTAGACTTGCGGGTATAGATCGCACAGCGCAGGCGGCGGTTTGGGCGCGAGTTGCTATCCATGGTCAAATCTCCCGCGAACGGGTCTGCAGCCCGAAAAAGCGGTAGCCGTTCCACCGCGTTCCGGTGATTTCGCGGGCGATGCCGGAGAGCGATTTGTACTTGCGGCCCTGCCAATCGAACCCGTTTTTCAAAACGGTCACTGTATGCTCGACGCCGTTCCATTCGCGGATGAGCTGCGTGCCCGGGACGGGATTGCGAGGATCCGTGATCTGATGTTTGCGGCGCGCGATCCCTTCGACCTCATCGGCGAGCAGATCGAGCATGCGCCGCGTTTCGCGATCTGGCCCGCCATAGGTCAGTTCCTGAATGCGATAGGCGAGCCGACCCTCCAGAAATGCGCGGCTGTTGTTGGGCGCTGAGCTTCCCATCAGGGTTTCCCACTGAGCTTTCAATTCCTTGACGGACAGGGTTTTTAACGCGGCCAGACGCGACAGGACCGTTTGATCCAGGCTGGCATCCTGACCCGGCGTGGGTGGTGCTATCTTACTCTGATGCTTCATCAATTCCTCCGATGCGGATACGTTTCCTGCGACGACCACCGCTCTTTCGGGGCGGTAAGTCCACGAAACGGTCTCCGGTTTCGGCAGATAAAGAGCTGGACTTCGCGGCCAGAACACGCACCAGGCCACCAGCGAGGATGCGGCCGATTTCTTCGATGCGCGCCTCAGGCGACATGCGCTCAGGGCATAGGGGATTGGGCCCGGAAATCGGGTCGTCTGGATCGAGTGACATGGCGACTTTTCGCGATTGAGTTGATGCCCGAATGGTATCGCGAAATCAGGAAAGCACAAGTAAATCAATAATTTGTGGAACGCTTCGACCTGTGCGAAGAGCCGCGCAAATCTGCGTATGCGCTTTGTCAGCTCACTGCTCGCCCTAACCGGGCCTCACGGCGAATCACCGCCCTGAACCGCCCATGAATTTGTCGAACGTATCGACGGTAGCTTCTTCCTCGAGCTCGGCCATCTCCCAACGCGAGGGCGCCTGGTCGGGATAGAGGAGCAATGAGATCGACATTTCATTGCCCGGCGAGAACACCGTCATCTCGCGGACCGGTTCGTTGCCTAGCCAGACCCCGGCCGGATGCTCAACGCCATGGCGACCTGTGTCCCAATCGGCTTCTCGCGCCGCCAATGATGCTGCTGGCAATTCCGTCACGATTTGGCGTGCCCGGTAGAAGATCCCGGACTTCAACAACGGTTCGCTGGACCACGCCCAGTCGATGAAGCCTTCCTTGCCAACCACGATCATCGCGCGCTTTTCGGTGATCGTCATCCATTTCAGGATCGCGGCTGTGAGCGACACGGCATATCGATCTGCGAGTTCGGTCATCACGTCGATGTCGACGATCCGTCCTTTGATCTGTTCGCGGAAATCGTCGAACGGCATCAGCAGGTAGGAGGCGAAGGTGTTTGCCTCCCCCTCAATCTTGTTCCGGGCCTCATCCCAATCGGCCATGTTACGGCTGGTGCATTCCAGCCCACGTGGGTTGGCGTTTCGGTGGAGGAGGTAGTGCCCCAGCTCATGGGCCAGCGTGAAGTTGCGCCGCCCCGACGACCGGATGGTCTCGTTGTAGACAATGCCCCACTCGCCGGAGCCGCTAGGATGCGGCATCAGCATGCCTTCGACGCCCTTGGACAGCGCAAGCCCCTTCACGATGGTGATCGGCGCGTCCGGAAACACCTGACGCGAGAAATCCTGCGCGAGCGCGGCCACGTCGATGGGGAACCGCGGCAGCCCGTGCACCGCCTGATGCACGGACAGGATTTTCGTCAGGCGGTTGGCCCAGCTCTGAGGCGTCGTCGGCAGGCTCAATCCTTCTTCCCCCACATATCGATCATCTGGTTGATTTTCTGTTGGTCTTCGGGATCGAGCTTGCTGAACTTGCGGAAGAATGCCTCTTTCAGAACCTCGTCGCCGGGCTCCTCGCTGTCATCGAGCAGGTAATCGGTCGTGACCTCCAGTGCCTGGGCAATGCGGGTCAGCTTTTCGCCGGACGGTTTTCGGGTATCACGGTTCTCGAGTTCCCAAAGATAGCTTTTGCTGGACTCGGTCAGCGCCGCGAGCTTGTCGAGGGAGTATCCCTTCTCCTTGCGGTGGCGCTTGATCTTGGCGCCGAGGGACGTGGTCATTGTATCATCCTTGGTTTCCTTGGTCAGAGGACGTTTGTTCGATATGCCGAACAAAATTATGCCGCGCAAGTAGACCTGACGCTTTGTTCGGTATATATCGAACATGATCGTATCGCATATTCGCGATTCTGTCGTCCTCCTCCCTCCCAGGCTTAGAAAGGCCACATCATGACAGCGATTGCTTCCTTCCTCCGCAAAACCCCGATTCCCCGGCTGCAGGACTATTTTACCGCAGGCGGCTTCACCTCCCTTCCTCCGGTCGACTGGACCAAACCCGAGCCGGAGGTTGTTGAGCCTTTGATCAAGGCCGTCGACGACATGGACGAGGCTGAAAAGCAACGCGTCATCCTTGATGCTGGACGTGTTGCGGCCCTCGCAGATGAGCCCGGACAGAATGCCTTGCAGAATGTCGTGCTGGATCGCTCGACCTTCGACACGCTAGAGGGCCCCAACAATCGGTCACTCTGGGTGTTCTTGAACGAGGCAGACCGGTTCCGGCTGGCCGAAGAGGTCCGCTACAACGACGAGCGTCGGCGCGGTCGGTCCTGGAGCGGCTTCGGTGTCGATGAAGGTCTGGATGTAAAGAATGACCCGATCTCGATTGCTGCCTTCACTGCCGCGATCCGTGAACGGTTCGAAACACCCAATGTGCATGTCGACATCTTCGATCGCCACCGGGTGATCCTCGACGGTGAAGAATGCGAACTCGTTCAGGTGGCCGTCTACCGCGAAGGCCGCCCCGAGGACATGTTGGGTTTCGATGCCGACAGCACCTTGTCACGTCGCATCGTCAAGCCCGTGTTCGAGGCTGCGCTGACCTATGAGGCGGCGACCGGCGTGATTGAGGTCGTGGCCAAGACGCGCGAGGATCGCATGGATCTGACGCGTTTCATGGCGCGTGATCTGCTCGGCATTACTATTGACGAAAAGCAACAGCTGCCGCTGCGGGAATATGATCTCAGCATGCTCGCGCAGCCGTTCGATTTTCCGACCGACCCGGCAGACGGGATCGCCGGCGTGACCGTCAAGGAACTGCGGTTGATGGATCTCGGCGATGCGAAAGAGCGCATCACGCTGGAGTCCATGTCCGGCGCGGACCGGACGATCTGGCAGATGGCAGAGCATCGCATTGGTCTGGACATCGGCGGCGGTTCCTTCGTCCACGGGATTACCGGTGAGGTGCCGGAATGGGTGATCACCCGGGCGCGCTTCACAATCAAGTTCCACCCCGGTCCCTCCGGCGGGCGCGGCAAGTCTCTGTCTCTGACCGTGACCATGCCGCATGGCTGCAACCTGAAGGACATGACGCCGCAAGAGCGCCTGATCGGCGAGAAGTACCTGCGGCTCTGGGGCATCCTGAAAGATGACAACGACGAAGGCGACGTCCTTGAGTAAGCGTGCGATCGACCTTCTGCTGCGGGCAATGGAAGCCCGCAGCGCGTCTCTTCAGGTATCGGCGCTGCACCAGGTCTCGCGCGCTGCGACAGACGCATTGTTGAAGGCCAACCTGCTGGTTCCGAACGGGCATGTCCCGGTCGTTGCGGGTATGGATGACTACGAAGATGAGCCGTTTGAGGCGACCTGGTTGGCCGAGCTGAAATCATTTGGCTATCACGACAGCATTGGCCGATGGATCACTGTGACCGATCAGGACATCGCGGCGTGCAGGGTCGACTATGGTCTGGCCCTCGCCAAGATGCTGGTGGCGTTCGAGCGTGCCGGGCCCTCCCGTCCGACATCTTTGATTGCCGATCTCATCTGGGATGTGGGCACCATCAAGCTTGCCGGCGCAAAGGCCCCGGTGCCCGTCTGGTTTGCCCGGCGACTCAGTGATCCGCGTGTCTGGGCGCAGCTTGAGACGCTGATCGCACGCAAGCCGCCGCACGAAATCCGCATCATCCTTACATCGACGCCCGGTGGGCGAATCCCAGAGACCTCCCAGAAGCGAAATCACATCATCAGTGTTGCGGATGTCGAGGGTGATCTGGCCAAGCTCGCAATCTCACCGCAGATCCTCGGTGCGCGGGTGTTCCCCGGGCAAGCGCAGCGTCGTTTCCCGATCGACCATTCGGATGACTACGGCATCGTCTGGCTGCGAGATGAATCCCTCACCTTCGGCAGCGATAAACAGCGGCAACTCTTGGGGCTGTTGTTTGACGCCTATTGGTCAGGTTCGCCGGTTTGCCGAACGGCGGTCGTTCTTTTCGAGGCGGGCTACGGGGACAGCACGAACGCGTTCTCCAAGGTTTTCAGCGGTCGCGACGACTGGCGCTCATTCATCAAATACAGCCACGGAAACTGTTGGATCGAGCCCTGATGTGACCATGCAACGCCGTTTCAAAGGCCGTCCGAAAGGGCGGCCTTTTGCTTTTTGTCACCTTCCTACCGGCTTTCCTACCGGTGCCCTCCCTCAGCCCTACCGCCCCCTCCGCGATGTTGGTCCCGCAACTGTTCGCACAATCCCCAAGGAGGTTCACATGGCGACAAGGCACCTTTCCCAGATCGAGCTGGCGGCTCGCTGGAACATCTCACACCGCACGCTGGAGCGTTGGCGGTGGACGGGCGAAGGCCCAAAATTCATCAAGCTCGGCGGCCGCGTTATCTACCGCCTCGAAGATGTCGAAGCATTCGAGGCCGAGCAGATCCGCGGCGCAGACGGCGAACCCCATCGCCCGATGTCGGCGTAAGGGGGCTGCAATGACCATCCCTAACCACATCACCCTCGCGGATATTCCCGCCATGCCCGTCGGCGAGATCGCCGCGCTTCCCGCAGAGCAACTGGTGCTGCTGCAAGAGGCGGCACAGCAAGACTTTCAGCGGGCCAAAACGGTGTCCGACTGGCTCGATGGCGCAATCGCGCTGAAATACGCTGACCGGGCAGCGGAGTGCCGCCGCGACGCGGGCAAAGATACCGGCACGGTTCGCATCAACGATGGCAATGTCACCGTGACCGCTGATCTCCCCAAACGCATTGATTGGGACCAGGCGTTGCTTGCGCAGATCGCGGAGAACATTGCCACGGCAGGTGAGGATCCGGCGGAGTTCATCGAAACCACGCTGAAGGTGTCGGAACGCAAATATGCGGCCCTTCCTGAAAACTGGCGCAAGGGCTTCGAGCCCGCGCGTACGGTCCGCACCGGAAAGCCGAAATTCCGCCTGGTACTGAAAGAGGAGGCGCGCTGATGGCCATTTCTCTCGCTTCTCTGCGCACAACATCGGTGCTTCAGCCGCCGCGCATCCTGATCCACGGCGTGGCGGGGGTGGGCAAATCCACCTTCGCGGCCGATGCCGACCGGCCTGTCTTCCTAATGACCGAGGATGGTCTTGGCAAATTGCAGGTCCCGCATTTCCCGCTCGCGACCAGCTATGCGGAGGTGGCCGAGGCCCTCGATGCACTGCTGAACGAAGACCACGATTTCGGCACAGTCGTCATCGACAGCGTCGACTGGTTGGAGCCGCTGATCTGGGCCGAGGCCTGCAAACGCAACGGCTGGACCTCTATCGAGACGCCGGGCTTCGGCAAGGGCTATGCCGAGGCGCTGACCATCTGGCGTGAGTATCTCGACAAGCTCAGCGCGCTGCGGGACCGCAAAGGTATGGTGGTCATTCAGATCGCCCATACCGACATCAAGCGCTTCGACAGCCCCGAGCACGAGCCCTACGACCGCTATGTGATCAAGCTACAGACCCGCGCCTCGGCGCTGCTGCAGGAGCATTCGGACGTGGTGCTCTTCGCCAACTATCAGATCTCGGTCGCGAAATCCGATGTCGGCTTCAACAAGAAGGTGACCCGGGCGCTCGGGTCCGGTGCGCGCGTCATGCACACCGAAGAGCGCCCCGCCTTCCTCGCCAAGAACCGTTACGGCCTGCCGGACACCCTGCCGCTTTCGTGGTCGGAGTTCCTTGCAGCCATGCCGCAGCCTGAATAATCCAGAAAGGACAATACCATGGCACGTTTCGATACGTCCTTTGACGCGACCGGCGTCGAACCCACCACCGCCTACGAGGTTCTGCCCGCAGGCAAGTATCGCGCCCAGATCGTCGAAAGCGAGATGCGCGTGACCCGCAACGGCATGGGCCAATTCCTGTGGCTGATGCTCGATATCCTGGAGGGCGAGCACAAGGGTCGGAAGATCTTCGACCAGCTGAACCTGGTGAACCCGAACCCGACCACGGTGGAAATCGCGCAGCGGACCTTGTCGGCGATCTGTCACGCCACCGGCAAGATGCAGGTCAGCGACAGTGAGGAGCTGCATCTGATCCCGATGACCATCCAGGTGACGGTCAAACCGCCCAAGAACGGCTACGGCGAGAGCAACGGCATCCGCTACCTGCTGCCCGAGCCCAGAGCGGCGGTCCAGCAAGCTGCGACACCGCCTAATGGCGGGAACGCCTCCACGCCGCCTGCAAAAATGGCCTCCGCGCCTTGGAACAAGAAGGGCTGAGCCTTCGCGCTGCCCTGCGCCCTGACTGACGGGGCAGCGCGCAACCCCACCTGAGGATATTTCCATGACTGACATGACCAACGCAGCCCCTGCGGCTGTGAACACCCCCGGCGTGCCTGAACATCAACGGCGTCTTATCGAACTCGACGACGATATCGCCAAGATTCGCACCCAGATCGCGACCGCTGATCTGGCGCGCCAGCGCGGGGCGAGGCCAATCGACCCGGACTGGTTCCACCGGGCTCGCACGGCCCTGCGCCACCTGTGCCGCGAGCGCGCGGAACTACTCGCCCAGGGCACCGGCCGCCGTCGCCGTGAAAAGCTGAAGGATGCGCTGATCGGCATCCTGCGGGAACGCCATGACCCCGAGGCTTGGGATGGCATTCTGGCAGAGGCTCAGGCGAGAGCCGAACGGGAGGGTCTGTGATGGCAGAGCTTCCCGAAGCCCCCACGCCGACGCTGACGGCGATCTATGCCGATTACGAGGCCCGCCAGGGCGATGGTTTCCGCGATCACCTCGGGGCGTCGATCATCGGCAAATCCTGTGCCCGGGCGCTCTGGTATGATTTCCGCTGGATCACGCCCGCGCGCCATTCCGGCCGTCTGCTGCGCCTCTTTGAGACGGGTCAGCTGGAGGAGGACCGGCTCGTGCGCAACCTGCGTACCACCGGGGCGACCGTGCTTGAGGTCGACCCTGAGACCGGTCGTCAGTTCCGGGTCGAAGCCCATGGCGGGCATTTCGGCGGCTCGCTCGACGGTGTAGCCCTCGGTCTCCTCGAGGCGCCAAAGACCTGGCATGTGCTGGAGTTCAAGACCCACTCGGTCAAGAGCTTCAACGAGTTGGTCGCCAAGGGCGTCGTTCTGGCGAAACCTCAGCACGCCGCGCAGATGCAGATCTACATGCACCTGACGGGCATCACGCGCGCCCTCTATGTCGCGGTCTGCAAAGACACCGACGCGCTGCACATCGAGCGCATCGAGGCGGACCGTGCCATGGCCGAACGGCTGTTGGACAAGGCCGGTCGGGTCATATTCGCCCAGCATCCGCCCGCGCGGATCAGCGCGGACCCGGCCTGGTTCGAATGCAGGTTCTGCGATCATCATGCGGCCTGCCATGAAGGCGGTGGCGCGGCGGTGACCTGCCGGTCCTGCCTGCATGCGACGCCCGTCGACAGCGGTTGGCACTGTGCGCGGCACGATCGGATGCTGGCGCCTTCCGAGCAACGCGCCGCCTGCGGCCGCCATCTCTTTATCCCCGACCTCATCCCGGGCGAGATCACCGATGCGGGCGACGATGTCGTCACCTACCGCATGGCTGATGGCTCGACCTGGACCAATGACGCTCGTTTCCCTGAGGCCGCGCCATGCTGACCCTGCGACCCTATCAAGAAGCCGCGATCACCGCGATCTACGGCTATTTCCAGACCCACACCGGCAATCCGTTGGTGGTGATCCCGACTGCGGGCGGCAAGTCGCTCGTCATGGCCTCCTTCATCGAGGGGGTACTGAAGGCCTGGCCCGACCAGCGGATCCTGATCGTGACCCATGTCCGCGAGCTGATCGCGCAGAACCATGCCGAGATGATCGGCCTCTGGCCCGATGCCCCGGCGGGCATCTATTCGGCGGGCCTCGGCAAGCGCGAGGCTCAGGCGCAGATTCTGTTCGCGGGCATCCAGTCAATCCACCGCCGCGCCGCCGAGATCGGCCATACCGATCTGGTGCTGATCGACGAGGCGCATCTGATCCCCGGCAAGTCGAGCACCATGTATCGGCGCTTCCTCGACGCGCTGAAGGCGATCAACCCCGCGCTCAAGGTGATCGGGCTGACCGCCACGCCGTTCCGGCTCGACTGCGGGATGCTGCACGAGGGGCAGAACGCGCTCTTCACCGACATCGCCTATGAGGCCCCGGTCCGCGAACTGATCGATGCGGGGTATCTGAGCCCTCTGGTCTCGAAGCAGCCCGCCACCCGGCTGGATGTCTCGAAGGTGGGCACCCGCGCTGGCGATTTCATTGCACGCGATCTGGCGGCGGCGGTCGACCAAGACGCCATCACCCGTGCGGCCGTCACCGAGATCATCGAGCATGGCCGCGACCGGAAATCCTGGCTGGCCTTCTGCTCGGGCGTCGAGCACGCGCTCCATGTGGCCGAGGAATTCGGCCGCCAGGGCATCAGCTGCCGCACGATCTTTGGCGACACGCCGAAAGACGAGCGCGATGGGATCCTTGCCGCCTTCAAGCGCGGCGAAATCCGGGCGCTGGCCTCGATGGGCGTACTGACCACCGGCTTCAACGCGCCAGGGGTCGACCTGATCGCGCTCCTGCGTCCCACGCAATCGGCCGGGCTCTATGTGCAGATGGTCGGGCGCGGCACCCGCCTCGCGCCGGGCAAGGAGAACTGCCTGGTGCTGGACTTCGCGGGCAATGTCCGCCGCCACGGACCGATCGATCTAGTGCGGCCCAAGCGCCCCGGTGAGGGCGGCGGGGGCGAGGCACCGACCAAGGTCTGCCCGGAGTGCGACAGCATCATCGCGCTCTCGGCGACCGAATGCCCGGATTGCGGCTATGTGTTCCCACCGCGTGAGGTGAAGATTGCGCCGACCGCAGCCACTTTGCCCGTCCTGTCGCCCAAGGCACCGCAATGGGTCGCCGTGAGCAACCTGTCCTACAGCCGTCATGACAAGCGGGGCGGTCGGCCCTCGCTGAAAGTGACGTATAGCTGCGGGCTCACGACCTATCAGGAGTGGATCTGCTTCGAGCATCAGGGCTACGCGCGGCGAAAGGCAGAAGACTGGTGGCGCAAGCGTGCGCCCGGTCAGCCCGTGCCGCGCAGTGTGAACGAGGCCCTGACGCTATCCCGCAGCTTGGCACGTCCCAGCCACATCTCGGTCCGTCCGTCGGGCCGCTATTTCGAGATCACCGATTACAGGTTTGACCCATGCACGCATTCCACAACGGCCTCTGCGCCGTCTGCCACCGGCAACCTCGTGGGCTTGGCTGGTTCGACCCTGTCTTCCCCGTTTCGGACCCGCGGCGAGACCAAAGCCGCAAGCCCCTCTGTAGCCGGACGTGCCAGGACATCTGCCATGGGAGGAAGGGTATGATCGATCCCACACCCAACGAGACCGAGGCGATGACTGTCGGCGGCCAAGAAGGCGGAGCTTTTCTGGAGAGCATCGGCAAATCCGATCTCGCGACCTTGAGCGCGACCGAATGGGATCAGTTCATTGATGTCGTGGTCACCGGCTATTGCGATCACCTGCGCGAGCTTGCCGCGCGGGATCGCACCCGGCTCGACGGCATGGTGCCGGAGGTGCCTTTCTGATGCAGAGCTCCTCTCACATGGCGCGCTACGGCGCGCGGCTTGTCACCAATGGCTACGCCATTCTGCCCATTGCGCCGGGAACAAAAAAGCCTGGCCGTTTCCAACGCGGTGCTTGGGTAGATTACCCAGAATGGAATCGCCATGCCGCGCGCCCCACGACCGAGGTTGAAGTCGCGACATGGTCTTCCTGGCCTGATTGCGGTGTCGGGCTCGTCGGTGGTGCGGTTGCCGCCATCGACATCGACATCGCCGAGGATGCAGAGCTCGCCTTGAAGATCGAAAAGCTGGCGCGCGATCGCCTTGGTGACACACCGGCGCTGCGCATCGGACGCGCCCCCAAGCGTTTGCTGGTCTATCGCGCGGCAGAGCCGTTTCGTGGCATCAAACGCCATCCGCTCGAGGTGCTCTGTCTCGGACAACAGTTTCTGGCCTACGCCAACCATCCCGACACGGGCGCACCCTATGCTTGGCCCGAGGAAGGTCTGGCTGACCTCGATATCTCCGACCTCCCGGCAATCACGGTCGATGAGGCGTTGGCATTTCTGGAGGCGGCTCAGGCAATGCTTCCAGACGCGGTTCGCCACCGCGGGTTCGCGGTGACGCCCTCAGCGCACCCACATCTCACCGGGCACAGCCAGACAGGCACGCTGCCGGCGATTCAAGCGGCTCTCGAATGGCTGCCGAATGCCGAGCTTGATTACGACAGTTGGATGCGGATCGGCATGGCGCTTAAAGGCGCGCTTGGCGATGACGGCGAGGATGTCTTCGCGCAATGGTCGGCACAGGCCGCAAAGGATGTACCGGCGACCACGCTCAAGACCTGGACAAGCTTCAGACCGGACCGGATCGGCGCGGGGTCGATCTATCATCTCGCCCTGGAGCGCGGCTGGAAGCCCGACGCCTCGCTGCGCCTTGACGGATCCACGGACTGCGTGGAAACGCACCCCGCTGCAGGGCTGTTGTCACAGTTGGGCAGCCCATCTGAGCCCGACGCGGAGACGGACGATCACGCCGCCTACACGCTACACATGCCGGACGGGCTGGTCGGGGATCTGACCGCCTACATGCTGTCGACCGCGCGGCGACCGCAGCCGCTTCTGTCACTCGGGGCAAGCCTCTGTGCCATCGGCGCGCTCATGGGGCGGAACTACCGGACCGAAAGCAATCTGCGCTCAAACCTCTATATCGTCGGCATCGCCGATAGCGGGTCGGGCAAGAACCACGCGCGGGAAATCATCAATGAGGTGTTCTTTGAAGCCGGGCTCGCCCATCACCTCGGCGGCAACAAGATCGCCTCGGGGGCAGGCCTCCTGACGGCGTTGCACCGCCAGCCCGCGATCTTGTTTCAGATCGACGAGTTCGGCATGTTCCTGTCGGCCGCGGCGGATCGCAAGCGCAGCCCGCGCCACATCACCGAGATCCTCGACAACATGACCGAGCTCTACACGGCGGCTGGCGGGGTGTTCCTGGGGGCCGAATACGCCAACCGGGACGGCTCGAATGACAGGCGCGACATCAACCAACCCTGTCTCTGTGTCTATGGCACGACGACACCCCTTCATTTCTGGGGCGCGCTGCAGGGCGCGAATGTCGTGGATGGATCGCTCGCCCGGTTTCTCATCCTGCCCAGCGACGAGGATTACCCCGACGAAAACCTCGCTGCCGGTATTCGGCAAACACCCTCCGCGTTGATCCACGGGCTCAAGACCCTGGCGGCCGGGGGCGGTCTGCAAAGCGGCAATCTCACCGGAATGACCCCGGGCCAGACAACAGCGGTGAACCCCATCACGGTGCCGATGTCAGACGAGGCCAAAGCCCGTTTCAAGGAGTTGAGCGGCACGCTGACAGAGGAATTGCGGGCGGCGCGGGGCACGGCGTTCACCGCGATCCTTGCCCGGATCGGAGAAAATGCACTGAAGCTTTCGCTCATCGTCGCCGTCGGTCGCGATCCGGCACGACCCATAATCGATCTCGGCGCGGCGGAATGGGCCATCGGTTTCGTGCGGAACTTCGCAGCCAGAACCATGGAAGCCATCGAGCGGCACGTGGCCGATACCGAAACAGAGGCCCATCTGAAGCGGCTGAAAGAGATCATCCGCACGGCCGGTGCCAAGGGCATCACCAAATCCGAGATCACCCGGGCTTCCCAATGGCTGAAGGCGCGGGATCGGGACGAGATCCTGCTGACTTTGATCGAAAGCGGCGACATCACCACAGGCATGAGGGACACCGGGGGGCGCCGGGCCATGGTGTATCGGCTATCCGGCTAGCGGGTGAGCTTCTTTCAAACGCGGGCTTTCTTCAATTGAAGGAAGTGAAGGGTCAAGCGCCTGAAAACATGAGCGGATTTACCTTCCTTCACTTCTTTCAATCTTTCAAGAGGTGCCTTGTATGTATGTGTTCTCGCGCGCGCGGTTGGAAATAGGATGACGCACACCATGAAATAATTGAAATATTGAAAGAAGGTATATTACCTATACAGAACGAGGCTTAAAGCTTGACTTCTTTCAAGCTGCTCGCCTGAAGAAACTGAAAGAAGTGCCGGGCGGATCATTCGCCCAGCACCTGACATGACCAGACCACCCTTCGGGGCCTGGCGAGACCGCAGCCTTCACCGGCCAGCCCTCTCGCCGCGTCCAGCACATCGAAGAGGAGGTCGTCATGACCCAATCACAAAAACTGCGCCCCATCCTGGCGCTCGATCTTGGCACTACCACGGGCTGGGCGCTTCGTGGCTTTGACGGGCTGGTCACCACAGGTACCGCGTCATTCAAGCCCGGTCGCTACGATGGTGGCGGGATGCGCTATCTGCGCTTCACCAATTGGCTCACCGAACTGGATCGGCTGAGCGGCCCGGTCGGCACGATCTGGTTTGAAGAGGTGCGCCGTCACGCCGGCACCGACGCAGCACATGTCTACGGCGGCCTGATGGCGTCGCTGACCAGCTGGGCAGAGCTGAGGGGTATTCCCTACGAGGGTGTGCCCGTCGGAACCATCAAGCGCCACGCCACTGGCAAGGGCAACGCCAACAAAGCCGCCATGATCGCGGCCGCCAAGGCTCGCGGTTTCAGCCCTGCGGACGACAATGAGGCCGATGCCATCGCGATCCTGCATTGGGCGATCGAGACGCAGGGAGGTGTGGCATGAACTATTTCCCCAAAGGCTACGGCGGCCAGCGCCGCTCACCCGAAGAGGTCAAGCGTGACGGCTGGCGCGAGCAAGGTGTGCTGGCGGTCTCGGTGGATGACCATCGCCTGACTTGGCCAGAACGCGAACTCGTCGAACAACTGGGCACCAAACTCTATGGGCCACGCCCCGTGGGGGAGGTCCGCCATGGGTGAGAAAAAGACATGGACCGCCGACGATGTCGCCGATCATTTCGAGGAAGCATTTCGCACGCTGCGCAAGCTGCCACCGGTCAAGGCGCGCGGGTATTTCAACGCATGGCCAGACATCGTGAGGTCTGCCCGAGAGATCGCGGCGATGGATCCGCAGCCGATGCGGGTCTGGCCGTCGGCCGCCGCCATCACCCGGCTAGAGCAGACCTTCGACTGGGTGCTCTGGATCGAGGTGGAGGAGCGCAAGCTGATCTGGTCTCGCGCCGCCCGCGTGCCGTGGAAGCAGATCAGCGGCGAGCTGGGCGTCGATCGCACGACGGCATGGCGCAAGCACAAGCTGGCCTTGACCAAGATCGCGTCGCGGCTGAATGTCTGAGCGACTCCAATATGTTGCAACACTTTTGTGTTCGACACATGCAACATTTCCGTGCTACCCGTAGGGCATGATGGGGAGAGTGCGTTGGAAGACGGCTCTCCCCGTTTTTCGTGGTGGATACCCTGGCGGCATCCGGAGTCCGCCGGGGTCCAATCGGCTAACCCACTGACTTTGCGGGTCCTTCCTGGCCCCAAACGTATACGGGCGGGCGAAGCGCGCAATATCGCCAGCGACAGGGCGCGTTTTTTGGGAAGCCACCCCGGCAGGCATCCACCCGCTATCCGCTGAAAACCACGACAAAACAAACCGTTGGCTTCGGATACGCCCGGTGGTCGCTGGACCCCTCGTGGAGTCCAGGCGGACCACTGGTGTCCGGAGTCCACCCGATTGAGGCGAACCGACCCGCATGACCCTGAGCTTTGCCCCAGATGCAATCGAGATGTGGCCGCTGGCCAAGCTCCAGCCCTACGCGAACAACGCGAAGGCGCATGGCGCGGACCAGGTCGCGAAGATCGCTGCCAGCATGGCCGAGTTCGGCTGGACCGTTCCCTGCCTGGTCGCGGGCGACGGCGAATTGATCGCGGGCCATGGCCGGGTGCTGGCTGCCACGCAGCTGGGGCTGACCGAGGCACCGGTGATCGTGCTGGGCCATTTGACCGAGGCGCAACGCCGGGCCTATCGCATCGCGGACAACAAGCTGACGGAACTGGGCACCTGGGATGAGGCGCTGCTGTCGGCCGAGCTGAACGACCTGCTGGCCGAGGACTACGACCTGTCGCTCATCGGATTCGATGATGCCGAGCTTGAGGCGCTGCTGGCCGGTGAGGTCGACCCTGAAACCGCCTCCCGCGAGGGTGAGGACGATGTTCCCGAGGCCCCGGAAACCCCGATCAGCCGCCCCGGCGATCTTTGGGTGCTGGGCAAGCATCGGCTGCTCTGCGGTGACGCGACGGTGGCCACCGATGTCGAGCGCCTGCTCGGTGATGTGAAACCACTGCTGATGGTGACCGATCCGCCCTATGGCGTCGAATACGATCCCGGCTGGCGTAACAAGGCAGGGGCTGCCGCGACCAAGCGCACCGGCAAGGTGCTGAATGACGACCGCGCTGATTGGCGCGAGGCCTGGGCACTATTTCCGGGAGATGTGGCCTATGTCTGGCACGGCGCGCTGCATGCGATGACGGTTGCGGAAAGCCTCGAGGCCTCTGGCTTCAATATCCGGTCCCAGATCATCTGGGCCAAGGATCGCCTGGTGCTCAGCCGCGGTGATTATCACTGGCAGCACGAGCCCTGCCTCTATGCCGTGAAAAAGACCGGCAAGGGCCATTGGGCCGGTGACCGCAAACAAACAACGCTCTGGCAGATCGCAAACAAGGATCAGGACGCGGAAACCGTGCACGGGACCCAGAAACCCGTCGAATGCATGCGCCGGCCGATCCTCAATAATTCAAGCCCGGGTCAGGCGGTCTATGAGCCCTTCATGGGATCTGGCACCACGCTGATCGCGGCGGAAACAACGGGCCGGGTCTGCCTCGGGATCGAATTGAACCCGGCCTATGTCGATGTCGCCATACAGCGGTGGCAGCAGTTCACGGGTCAGGCGGCTGTGCTGGAGAGCGATGGCCGACCCTTCGATGAGATCAGAGAAGGAAGGGCTGCAGCATGAAGCAAAGCCGGGCCATGTCGTTGATAGAGGCTATCGCCAACGTGTTTGTCGGCTACGGCGTTGCGGTTCTTACGCAGATCCTGATCTTTCCGACCTTCGGGCTGCACACCACATTGGCGCAGAACCTGAAAATGGGCGCGATCTTCACCGTTGTGAGCATCGCTCGGTCCTTCGCCCTGCGGCGGGTCTTCGAGGCAATCCGGGTCAGAGCGAAGAAACCGTCGCCCATGACGGGCGACGGCTCGGTTCGGCGCAGGCTTCCCTACCGCCGAGACTTCAGCGGCACGGCGGTGCGGGATCAGTCTTCGATACGATAGACGCGTCCACGTTCCTCCACCTTTTCCGAGGCGATTACGAGACCAAGCTTCTTCTTGAGCGCGCCGGACATTGCGCCGCGCACCGTGTGCGACTGCCATCCGGTTGCAACGGTGATCTCTTCGATGCCCGCGCCTTCGGGGCGCCGCAGGAGATCGATCATGATCTGCTGCTTGGTCTGGCGCGGGGCTGCATCGGTTGTTGTGGGGGTGGAATTCTTGGCCATGGTTGTCTCCGGTCATCGGGGGCGCGGTATGCGACCCTTCTACCCGGACGAGCCCCGCAGATGCGGGGCGGGTCTGAGCGTTCGCACGGTTCAGATCAGGTCTAGGTCCTTCAGGCAGGTTGCCGCATCGATCAGCTGGCTGGTCGGCACCTCGATGGTGATGGTCATGCTGTCGGCGTAGGCGCGGACATAAACGCCGCCGTCGTCCATCAGGGCGCTTTCGATTTCGTCGAGGACTGCGGTGATGCGGCTTCTGTCGAAATGATCGGGCAGCTTACGGATGGCAATTCGGATGGTGCTGGTTTCCATGGTGCTTACTCCGCGTGCTCGCCTTCGCTGAAGGCGCTGTCGGTGATGCGCTTCAGGAGGCTGGCGTAGTGCTCAAGGGTGCCGACATGGCCCCAGTTGATCTCGTCGGGGTGGGCGTTGAAGTGGTCGTCGCTGAGCGCCTGCAGCCGGGCGATCATTTCGTCGATCTCCGCCTTCTTGCCAAGGAAGGTGTTGAGCGCTGCTTCCTTGTTCCGTTTTGCCTTCTCGGCGCGCAGTTGGTGGCGGGGTGTGGTGATCGGGTTCAGGCGGGTCATCGTGGCGGCTCCGTGGTGAGTTGCATCGTTTTCGTAGGATCACGTTCGCTCTGGCGCGGAGGCTTATCAACTACATAAGCACATGATTTTGAATGGTAATCGGAGCGCGTCATGGAGGGTCTGAGCGAGCGCCAGTATGCCGCCCGCATCGGCCTGTCGCGCGGCGCAGTTCAAAAGGCCAAGGCGACGGGACGGCTGGTGTTGCACAGCGATGGCAGCATCGACGCGGAGGCCAGCGATGCCCTGCGAGCGCAGGCAACTGACCCGTCGAAGACCCGCAAAGCGCCTAAGGCGAAGCTCAAACCTGTCTCGGAAGCCGCGGTCTCCGCCGTGGGCGAGACGCTGCGCGAACAGGGAATGGCGGCCCCGCCGGTGGGCAGCGGCACTACGTTCTTGCAGGCCAAGACGGCCAACGAGGTGCTGAAGGCGCAGGAACGCCGCCTCCGCCTGCAAAAGCTAAAAGGCGAGTTGATCGACCGGGCCCGCGCGCTGTCGCTGGTCTTTCGGCTGGCGCGGCAGGAGCGCGACGTCTGGGTCAACTGGCCCGCACGGGCGGCGGCGTTGATGGCGGCCGATTTGGGCGTTGAGCCTGCCACGATGCAGAAGGTTCTGGAGAAACATGTCCGTGCCCAGCTCGACGATCTTGCCGAGGTCCAACCCGATCTCCGGTGAGGACGACTTTGATGGCGCGGCTGAAATCCTGCGCGCCTGGGGCGCGGGCCTCACGCCGGATGCGGACCTGACGGTTTCGGAATGGGCAGACCGGCACCGGATGCTGTCCGGTCGCGCCTCGGCCGAGCCGGGCCGGTACCGAACAGCCCGCACGCCCTACATGGGCGAGATCATGGACCGGCTGTCGCCGGGCGATCCGACGCAGCGGATCGTGTTCATGAAGGCCGCGCAGGTCGGCGCAACCGAGGCCGGGAACAACTGGATCGGCTTTGCGATCCACCAGGCGCCGGGACCGATGCTGGCGGTGCAGCCGACGGTGGAACTCGCCAAGCGCAACTCGCGTCAGCGGATCGACCCGCTGATCGACGAAAGCCCGGAACTGCGGGAACGGGTCAAACCGGCGCGCTCGCGCGACGCGGGCAACACCATGCTGTCGAAGGAATTCGCGGGCGGCATCCTGATCATGACCGGGGCGAACTCGGCGGTGGGTCTCCGCTCCACTCCGGCGCGCTACATCTTTCTGGATGAGGTCGATGCTTATCCAGCGTCTGCCGACGAGGAAGGCGATCCGGTCACGCTGGCGGAGGCGCGCTCGCTGACCTTCGCCCACCGGCGCAAGGTGTTTCTGGTCTCGACCCCGACCATCCGGGGGCTGAGCCGGATCGAGCGGGAATACGAGGCATCGGACCAGCGCCGGTTCTTCGTGCCGTGCCCGCATTGCGGCCATGCGCAATGGCTGAAGTTCGACCGGCTGCGCTGGCAGAAGGGCCGCCCGGAGACGGCGGAATATCACTGCGAGGGCTGCGACGCGGCAATCGCGGAACACCACAAGACGGCGATGCTGGAGGGCGGCCAATGGCGGACGACGGCCGTTGCCGCCGATCCGACCACGGTCGGGTATCACCTCTCGGCGCTCTACTCGCCGATCGGCTGGATGAGCTGGGAGCGGATCGTGCGGGCCTGGGACGCGGCGCAGGGGTCGGACGAGGCGATCAAGGCCTTCCGCAACACGATCCTCGGCGAGACATGGGTCGAGACTGGCGAAGCGCCGGACTGGCAGCGGCTCTATGACCGGCGCGAGCGCTGGAAATCCGGCACGGTGCCCGCGGGCGGGCTGTTCCTGACCGCCGGGGCCGATGTGCAGAAGGACCGGATCGAGGTCGATGTCTGGGCCTGGGGGCGCGGGCTGGAAAGCTGGCTCGTCGATCACGTCGTGATCGAGGGCGGGCCGGATCGG